AATATCAGGCGGTACACAGACGAGAAATCAAATAAAGAGCAGGTCGAGTGGACATACGGCCAAGATCGTACTAAGATATATGCAGGCAAGATAACCAACAATGTCACGCAGGGCGTAGCGAGATGCGTAATGACAGATGGAATGGTTCGTACTGCTAAGAGATACTTTGTGGCTGGAACAGTGCACGACGAGCAGATCGTTGTGGTTCCTGACGCAGAGGTGTCTGAGGCTAAGGCTTGGGTCTTAGCGCAGATGACTATGGAGCCGCCCTATATGCCGGGCATTCCATTGGACGCTGACGGTGGCGCGCACCGTCGTTATGGGTTAGCTAAAAACTAGGAGAAGCAATATTGAAGTTACCAACAAAAATAAGAGTAGGTAGGCGGTGGTACTCGGTCGAGGTGGTGGAAGCCATGCTTGACAAAGCAGTCATTGGGCGTGTGCACTACGACAGTAGACGCATACAACTAGGGCGCATGAGTAACACCACAGGCAAAGAGTTTCGACCGGAACAGATTGCCGATACGTTTTGGCACGAGGTTGTACACACAATTCTGAAAGACATGGGCGAGCATCGCCTTAACTCCAACGAAGTACGGCAACAAGGTGCATGAAGCCATCGAGTTCTACATCAGGGACAAGACGCCGATACCACCCGAGTATGCGCAGTTCCAGCCTGTAGTGGACGCCATGCTGAGTAAATCAGGCAGAGTGCTTGCTGAGCATGAGATGGCATTAACGGTGGACTTAAAGCCTACGGGTTGGAAGTCCCCTGACGTTTGGGTTCGAGGCATTGCCGACATCCTGATCGTTAACGATGAGAACCTTACGGCGTGGGTGGGAGATTGGAAGACTGGCAACAACAAGTACCCCGACAGGGATCAGCTTGTGCTTATGTCACTTATGGTCTTCGCACACTTCCCCCACATCCGCAAGGTCAACTCAGCGTTGCTGTTCATTGTCAAAGATGATATGGTCAAGATGCAGATGACACGAGATCAAGCCGAGCAGTTCTGGTGGAAGTATCGTGAGCGCACTGCACGTCTTGAAGCATGCTTTGAGACAGATGTATGGAACCCTAATCAAACCCCACTATGCGGATGGTGTCAGGTCACCGGATGCGAGTTCAATCCTAAACACTAGGAGGAAGTAATGACACAAGTAAACGGCAAGCGTGACTACAAACACGCATACAAACTGCAAAAGAAAACGGGCGAAACAGCCGATCAAGTTGAAAGGCAACGCGCTCGTAGAGCCTACGATAAGAAAGGAATTGATCGCGCAGGCAAAGACATTGACCACATCAAACCATTGCGTGCTGGAGGCAAGTCAACAGCAGGCAACACACGACTCCGTAACAAGAGCGCAAACCAAAGCGACAACGGAAAATAATAGCTCGGAGAAGCAATGGAAATCATAGAAGACAAAGCATTAGTTTTACGCACAAGGAACCCGAACAAGTACAAAGTCATACCCAAACACAAGATCGTCGAGCGCATGGATGGTGGCTACGACGTGGCAGTGTATTGGGGACTTGACGAAGCGCGGGTGTTGCGTAACCTAGGCGTTAAAAATGTACCATCGCCTATCACTAGGCGCTACGATTGGCCGGGGCGTTACAAGCCCATGGCTCATCAGATCGAGACGGCAGCGTTCCTCACGCTGTACAGGAGAGCATTCGTGTTCTCCGAACCCGGCACGGGCAAGACACTGTCTGCATTGTGGGCGGCTGACTACTTGATGAAGCTAGGTAAGGTGCGTAGGGTTCTCGTCCTGTGCCCCTTGTCTATCATGCACAGCGCATGGATGGGCGACATCAACAACAGCATCCTGCATCGCTCTGCCGTCATAGCGCACCACCCTCAAGCTAGTCGCCGTATCGAGATGATTCAGCGTGACTACGAGATTGTGATTGCCAACTACGAAGGGCTGAACCTTATAGCCGATGAGGTGCGTAACGATGGCCGCTTTGACCTAGTCATTGTGGACGAAGCTAACGCATACAAAACGCCATCGACCAAACGCTGGAAGGCACTCAACTCGATACTTACACCCAACACATATCTGTGGATGATGACAGGCACACCAGCCTCGCAGTCACCTGTCGATGCGTATGGGTTAGCCAAGCTTGTGAACCCTGACAATGTGCCCCGCTTCCTGACAGCGTGGCGCGATCAGGTGATGAACAAGATCACACTGTTTAAGTGGGCTCCAAAGGCTGACGCCAAGGACAAAGTACACGAGGCTCTACAACCTGCGATACGCTTTACCAAAGCACAGTGCCTAGACTTGCCACCTGTCATTACCATGACGCGTGAGGTTGCCCTGACCCCACAGCAGAAGAAGTACTACGACATGCTCAAAGACCGCATGCTGGTGCAAGCCGCAGGGGAGACCATCACGGCAGTCAATGCCGCCGCTGGCGTATCCAAGCTATTGCAGATCAGTTGTGGTGCAGCTTACACAGACGACAAGGAAGTTGTTGAGTTTGATTCGGCGCCTCGCCTTGCGGTACTGGAGGAGATACTGGAGGAGACTGATCGCAAGGTCATCATCTTCGCTTTGTTCCGAAGCACCATCGACACCATCAGCACATACCTGACCAAGAAGGGTATTGTCAATGAGTGCATTCATGGAGACATCACGCCAAGCAAGCGCGGTATAACTATCAACCGCTTCCAAACAGAAGCAGACCCTAGGGTCTTGGTGATGCAACCTGCGGCTTCGGCTCATGGCATCACGCTTACTGCCGCTGATACTGTGGTCTTCTATGGGCCCCTCATGAGCGTAGAGCAGTACATCCAATGCTGTGCCCGTGCTGACCGCAAGGGGCAAGACTCAGACAAAGTCACTGTGATTCACATTCAGGGAAGCCCGATTGAGAAGCGCATGTTTCATGCTTTGGAAGGGAAAGTTAGTGATAACTCACTACTGACCCAAATGTTCGATACTGAAATTAAATCCTGAAAGGGGGTTGCAACGCTAGAAATTACATGTACACTGTCCAACCTTAGACAAATAATTACACAGGAGAAGTTATGGAAGAAGAAGTAGTACCGCTGGACAAGCTGGTAAAAATTTACCGCAAGTTACGCACGAAGATGACCGAGTTGACCCAAGAGTACGACACACAAGCTGAAGTGCTCAAAGCTCAACAGGAAGAGATCAAGAACGCAATCAAGGAACAGATGAAGGCGATGGGCGTCACATCAGTTCGCACTACCGAGGGCACGGCAGTCATGTCCGTGAAGACTCGCTACTACACACAAGACTGGGACGAGTTCAAGAAGTTCGTACTGGCTCACGAGGCCGTCGAGCTTTTGGAGAAGCGCATCGCGCAAGGCAACATGTCACAGTTTTTGGAAGAAAACCCCGGGGTCGTACCGCCCGGCCTGAACTCTACATCTGAGTTCGATATCTCTGTACGCAAACCTACTTAATGGAAATCAAATGAGCAATATTGCAATGTTCAACCCCTCAAACGTGCCTGCCTTCGCTAAGAACGCAGAGCTTTCAGCAACCACTTTGGCTCTGGCCGGTAACGTCAACGCTGGCGGAGGCATGAAGCGTGTCTCCATCAAGGGCGGTGTGTTCCGCCTGTTGTCTGGTGGCAAGGAGATCGCCTCGATCGAAGACCGCCACTTGGATGTGATCGTGGTTAAAGCTGCCCCCAAGGTCAGCCGTATCTTCTACGCAGGATCGTATGACAAAGACGCGGCTGCAGCCGCCCCTGACTGCACATCTTCTGATGGTGAGAAGCCTGATGCAGGTGTGCGTAACAAACAAGCGGCAAGCTGTGCCGCTTGCCCACAGAACATCGCTGGGTCTGGCAATGGTCAAAGCCGTGCATGCCGTTACCAACAGCGTTTGGCTGTGGTCTTGGCTAACAACCCATCAGGTGACGTCTTGCAAGTCACCCTGCCAGCTACATCCATCTTCGGCAAGGAAGAAGGCGACAAGCGCCCACTGCAAGCTTACGCTCGCTACATGGCGGTTCAGACTCCTCCAGTTAACTTGGACGCTATCGTGACGCGCATGAAGTTTGATACCAAGGCTGAGTCTCCCAAGCTGATCTTCGCACCTGTGCGTTGGTTGACTGACGAGGAGTACCTGATTGCCCAAGAGCAAGGTCAGTCCAAGGACGCAGAAAGATCTGTGTCTTTAACCCCTGCCGCCGCTGATGGTGTTGTTGCCCCTGCACCTTTGGCTATTGAAGGTAAGCGCCCTGCCACTAAGACCCTTGGCGATTTGCTTGACGAAGACGAGGCCGAATCTATGGCTGAAGTCAAAGCCGCCAAGCCCAAGAAAGCCAAGGCCGTTGAGGTCGAGGCCGAAGAAGAACCCGAAGTGCGCAAAGCCGCGGCCAAGGTTGAGTCCGTTCCAGCTAAGAAGAACAAGCTGGCCGACATCGTTGCTGATTGGGACGATGAGTAAGTACACAGGGGGCTTCGGCCCCCTTTAAAAACATGGCCTATTCTCAAAAAATTATTGACGAAGTAGCTAAGACACCCAAGTCTCTGGGCAACCAGCTTGGGCGTTGGGCGATCCATCTTGACTTCCCCGTCACGAAGATTGCCTATGCGCTTGGCGTCTCTCGGCAGACTGTCTACAACTGGTTTACAGGCACGGAAGTGTTTGTAGCCTATCGTGACCGCGTCGATTTCTTAACTCACATAATGAAGACCTCGCATTCAGCAGACGAGGCATGGAGAAAAATATGCAAAGAATACAACCTCGATCCCTCACCACGAAAGAGCTGATTTACTTCAGCGCAGAGATGATTGAATTTCCCAACGGGTTACCCAAGGACTTTCAGCTTGAACTCATCAGACGCTTGGAAGCTTTGACTCCGGGCGATGAGCGCTTGCCAATAGATCCCAAGCAATTAGATCTGTTCCAGTAACCCCACCAAGGAATTTAATGACTCCGCTTGAGTTTTTAGCGGTTGTTCTGCCGCCGCCAGAATTTGGCCGGTATTGTGTGGCGGAACTTACTAGAGCGAAAGAGCACGTCTTTGTTGACGCACTCGACGAAACAACAGCGCCTATCAAGCGCTGGCACAGCAGTAAGTTGGATGTTTACTTTGCCTTGGCTACCTTTGGCATTGAAGACAATCGACAGGCTGCAAATGCGCAGTATGTGAAATCACTGTTCATTGACATGGATGGGTACGCATCGAAGAAAGATGCCGCCTTTGCACTCAATGCGTTTTTGGAGAAGACGGGCTTAGGAGCCTTGGGTACGCCCTATGTTGTTGGTTCTGGTGGCGGTCTGCACTGCTACTGGCCACTGCATGCGGCTGTGCCTGTGGACTCTTGGAAACCTGTGGCCGAGAACTTCAAGCGCCTGTGCAAACAGGAGAGCTTGGCGATTGACATGACTGTGACGGCTGATGCCGCCCGTGTATTGCGTGTGCCCGAGACAACCAACTTCAAGAAAAAGTACGCAACGCCTCGCCCCGTGCGCATACTGACTGAAGGCGACAACTTTGATTTTGATGCCGTGGCTACCCTCATAAGGGAGAAGCTGTCTGGGTCAATCTACGAGCCGCAGGCCGTGCCGAAACTAGATTTGCCGGGGGCTCGCCCGTCTGCTGCGCCTTCAGCGACTAGCGTCAAACTGTTTGAGAACAGCATAACCAAGTTCAAACCAATTTGGTTGGCGACTCAGCAAGGGCGTGGCTGCGGGCAGTTGGGGCACTACGTAGAACATGCGACAGAAGAGGGCATGGAGCCGATCTGGAGGGGCTTGCTTTCATGGACTAAGGTCTGTGAAGACGGCAACAAGGCGGCTGTCTGGCTTAGCCAGATGCACCCCTACGAGCCTGAGCGCATGAATCAAAAGCTGCAAAGCATCAAGGGCCCATATCCCTGTATCAAGATGGACTCAGAGAACCCCGGCGTGTGCCCAACATGCCCACACTGGGGAAAAATAACCAACCCCCTGATCCTTGGACGTGAGTTGTCTGTGGAAGTGGAGGAGAAAGAAATTGAGGTCAAGCTAACGAGTGACAGCACAGTCACGGAGAAAGAAGTCGTCAAGGTCATGCGCCCAACACCGCCTCGTGGTTATGCCTATGGCACCAATGGTGGCATCTTTATGGAGCGTATGGTCGAGGACGACGAAGGCGTTAAGACAAAGAAGCAAGTGATGCTGTTGCCCTACGAATTGTTGGTGGTGGACATACTCAACAGCAACAACGACCACACTGTGCACATGATTGCGCTCAGACCCGAAGGGGCGATCAACGTAGTCATGCCGCAAAGAGCCGTGGTCAGCAAAGACGAGACAGTCAAAGCACTGGCGAGTCAAAACATCGTGGCCTCTTTTGGCCACAACAACGACAAAAACCTATTTGAATATGTGAGGGCATGCGTGGAAGAATCTAGCACTAACAAAACACCAATCAAAGTTCCAGACAGCTATGGTTGGCAACCTGACAACTCGTATGTATTTGCGGGCCGTATCTTTACTAAGGGTAAACCCCCAGTCAAAGTCCCTATGCCGGGCTTGGAGA